CTATAAGACACCAATATTTAATGGTCCAGATGGTGCTGCTTCAAATGATATCGGTGGATTGTTTGGTTTACTAATCTATTCTCGCAGTTTTTTAAACAATCCAACAAAGGGAAATACCAGTGCCACATATATTGTTTATAATGATCCATATGAAATGGTATCAGATTTAAATCAATTAAGAGGAATAACATATGCTTTGAGATCTGGGACTGGATATACGTATGCACTGTTTCACCAAAATAACACTCAGTTAATTCCCACAGCGAATGGGTTTGATTTTTTAAATGCTTTGCATTGTTTAGCTTATGGTGGAACACTTGTTTTAGTTCCACAAACATCTGGATTAGATGATTACTCTCAACAAACAAATAATATTTTTGATGTAGTTTTAGATTCGAACTACAAACAATCGATGGTTCGGTGGCTAGAAAATAAACCATATACCGTAGGAATTTTTCCATCATTAGTTGCTGATGGTGTTACTGGTTCTGGAAACACATTACCACCATATGGTTCTCTATTCTCTAATAGTAATTTAGTTTCAGGAACAACAGTGGCAAACAGATTTTTTAGTGTTCGTGGAATAAAAACAATTGAAATAGATACCAATTCTCTTTTGAGTAATTCAACATTAAACACTTCACTTACTGCGGTAAATGATGTTGCTGGATTTTTTGCAAGAGCTAAAAGCAGAAATGAAAGTTATTTAACTGTTGCAGGCCTAGATCGTTCTACTGTAATAAATGGAACAATAGAAAATACAATAAATTGGGAAGATTCTTTAAGAACTTTACTTCGAAGCAATAGAGTAAATTTCTTTGTAAATAATCAACCAGCATTTTTAGGTTCTGATTTGGTGGGGGCCACTGCATCAACGACAATTACTGTAAATGATCGTATTGGCCCAGCTAAGTTAAGAACTGATATGTCTAAAACACTCAATAATTTGCTATTGCAATATGTATTTGAAATAAATAACCCAACTACAAGAAATCAAATTGTTTCTGCTGTTGAAACTGCTTTAGAACCATATTCCCAATATTTGGATACGGCCGCAACACAAATTATATGTAATAGTTCTAACAACCAAGATAACAGCTCTAGTCTTCAATTAGATGTTATCGCAAAACCAATTCTTGGAACTGAATCTTTCTCCATTAGCATTACCTTTACTTCATAATAATGACCAATTTTAACTCCATAGTACAATTTAAAGAAAACTTTAATGGGGGTACACGATCTAATAGATTTATTGTTAGACCAAATTGGCCTACTGGTGTTTCTACAACAACAAATGATTCGACTTTTAAAATTGTATCTGCTTCTTTGCCAGCCGTTCAAATCAATTCAATAACTGTTCCATATCGCGGAAGACTTATTAATTTTGCAGGAGATAGACAATATACTCCATGGACAATAGGAGTATATGACGATGGAAACGTCAATAACTTGTGGAGAGCTTTCCAAAGATGGAAAGAACTTATGGACGGACATTATACACACAAAGTAGCTAATGATGATTTTAGATATGCTACTTTACAAAAAACTTGGACAATGGAACAATTAAGTTTAAATGGCAATAAAGTTTTAAGAAGAATTATTTTATACAAATGTTGGCCTTCTGTTGTTGGAGAAATAAGTTTAAATATGGGAGAGTCAAACTTTGTTGCTTTTAATGTATCACTGACTTTTGATTATATGAAAATAGATGTTGGATTAAACGACGTAGGAAATTAATGTCATTATTTCAGTTTAAAGAAAATTTCTTTGGTGGCACCAGATCCAATAGATTTTTGGTTCAAGGAAATATACCTTTGGCAAATGGTGCTAGATTTTCTCAATTTCATGTAAGAGCCACTATTCTTCCACAAATGACCACAAAAACTCTTTCATATGATTATTTTGGAAGAAAATTACATTATCCCGGAGAAAAGGATTATGGTAGCTGGGCATTTACGGTTTTAGATGATACAGGACCAATAAACAATCTCTGGGCAATGTTTCAGCGTTGGCAAAATGAAATAAACAATCATGAAACCAATCGTTCTTACAATGGAAATTACAAAGGATATGACTGGTTGATTAAACATTTAGACATGAATGGCTTACAAACTTTGAAAGAATTTAGACTTCAAGGTTGTTGGCCAGCATCCATTCAACAAATGTCTCTAAATATGTTGCAGCCTAATTCATTCAATTCATTCAATGTGGTGGTTATATACGACTATGTTGAAATTACAAATGTATCTGGAAGGTTGTGAGGTAATATATGGAATTAGAATTATTTGGATTTGAATTTGGCAAAAAACAGGCCACCAAGCAAGAAAAAGAAACTAAATCACTTCAATCATTTGCTGCCCCAGAAATATATGATGGAACAGTAACTGTTGAAGCAGGTGGGTTTTTTGGAACTGCTCTTGATTATGCAACTTCATTTAGAGATGAAAATGCTTCAGTTGTTCAGTATAGAAATATGTCCATCTATCCAGAAATAGATAATGCAATTGATGAAATCGTAAATGCTTCGATTGTTCCGGGAACTGAAAGAAAACCAGTTAAATTAGATCTTTCAAAACTTTCTGTTTCTGATGTCATAAAAAATAAAATTTATCGTGAATTTGATAGAATTTTACATTTGTATGATTTCAACACTAAATCATATGAAATGTTTAGAAGATGGTATATCGATTCAAAACTTTATTATAATCTTGTAATCGATAAAGATCTTCCAACAGATGGAATTAAAGAAATCATTCCAATTGATCCTATGAAAATTAAAAAGGTTCGTAAGATCAATAAAGAAATTGAAAGAGTAAATGGAACTTCAGTTTCTTTGGTAAAGGATATTGAAGAATATTATCTTTATACAAATACAGATAAAGATTCGTTTATGATCACTGGGCCGGGTGGACTTCAATTGTCAATTGACAGTGTGATATACGTTCCATCGGGTATTGTTGATCTGAACACAAAAAGAGTTCTTGGTTATTTGCATAAAGCAATAAGACCTTTAAACATGTTAAGACAACTAGAAGATTCTCTTCTAGTTTACCGTGTGGCCCGCGCTCCAGAAAGAAGAGTGTTTTATGTTGATGTAGGGCAATTGCCAAAACAAAAAGCCGAACAATATATGCGTGATATGATGAGTCGTTTCCGTAACAGACTTATATACAATCAAGCAACCGGAGAAGTTCGGGATGAAAGAAACCATCTTTCAGTATTGGAAGATTACTGGCTTCCTCGTCGTGAAGGTTCGCGTGGAACAGAAATTATAACACTTCCCGGTGGTCAAGCAATGTCTCAAATTGAAGACGTTGAGTATTTCAGGAAAAAACTTTTCATGGCTTTAAATGTTCCAATTAGTAGATTAACATCTGAATCTACCGGATTTAACATGGGACGAAGCACCGAAATAACCAGAGAAGAAGTAAAGTTCTATAAATTTATAGAACGAGTACGACATCATTTTACAAAGTTATTTTCAGATACTTTGAGAGTTCAATTATTGCTTAAAGGTGTAATGACTGATGCTGATTGGCATGAACTAAAATCTGATATTAATTTTGTATTTAATACCGATAATTATTTCTGGGATCTAAAAGAAACAGAAATTTTAGCAGAACGCTTAAAGATGGTTCAATTTGTAGATCAATATGTCGGAAAATACTTTTCTACAAATTACATTCGTAAAAATATTCTTCGTCAAACAGAAGAAGAAATAAGAGTCATGAACAAAGATATGGAAGCTGATCGTCAGAGAATGCAAATGGAACAAATGGCACTTATGGCTCAACAAGCTCAACAAGAAGCTCAAAATTCTGGAGAACCGCAAGAGGGATAAACATGGAAATTAAAAAAATATTGCTAAAAAATGGATTAAAATCCATGTTATATGAAAATGAAACTCATTTTAAAAACAATATTATTCAAGTTTTGGCAATGAAATTGAATGATTGTATAGACGATAGCAGAACTGAAGTTCAAAAAAACCTTTTGATGAAAGAAGAATTAACAGAAAATACTTCTAATATGCAATATTTTTTATCTTTTTTAGAAGCTTTTAAACCTGGAAAATTTACATTTAAAGATGGCTCAGTTCTAAATATCAATGAAGAAAGTGTAAAGGACATAAAAGAATTGTTTGAACAATTAAATCCAACAAGTAGAAAAAAATTAGTTTCTAATATTTTTGAAAGTTCAGATAACTTTGTTCAACACATTCAATTTTCAAAGAAAGTAAAAGAATTACTATGAAAAACAATGTAAGAGAAATATTAAAAAATGCAATTGAAGAAAATGCTGTTGCATTTAAACAAAATACATCAAATGCTCTATATGGCAAAATTGCCAATAGACTTCAAGAAGAATACAAGACCGTTGCCAAAAACATTCTAGGAACAAAAAATGAAACTGATAACGGAACTAACTGAAGACATCAAGTACATCAAGGAGAACATCGGAAACGGTGAAAAAACATATTTCATCGAAGGTGTTTTCATGCAATCCGATGTAAAAAATCGAAATGGAAGAGTTTATCCAAATGGCATACTCAAAAAGGAATGTGGTCGTTATATAACAGAGTATGTTGAAAAGGGCCGTGCAATGGGAGAATTGAATCACCCCACAGGCCCAACAGTCAATCTTGACCGGGTTTCCCATATGATCAAAACCCTACACGAAGATGGAAAAAATGTGTATGGAAAGGCAAAAGTTCTTGACACTCCAATGGGAAGAATTGTTAAAAACCTAATTGATGAAGGTGCTCAACTCGGTGTATCTACCCGTGGAATGGGATCTTTAAAACCAAAAAATGGTTATCAAGAAGTTCAAGAAGATTTTATGCTTGCTGCAATCGACATTGTTGCAGATCCATCTGCTCCAAATGCTTTCGTAAATGGAATCATGGAAGGTAGAGAATGGATTTTTGAAAACGGAATGTGGACTGAAAGAGACAATCAACAAGCAGTCAAGACCATCAAGACTTCATCTAAAAGAAATTTAAATTCAAATATAATTAAAATTTTTGAAGATTATTTTAGAAAAATTTCATGAAAAGATTACCAAAAAATACTCAATTTTTTCTTTCTTCGCTTATGGAAGAAAAAATTGTAAGTCATCCAAATGACTGGAATATGTATTTTAAAAGTAGCTATCAACAAAAATTTAATAAATTATACGAAGAAGAAAAAAAACAAGATCCCACAGAAGAAGCAAAAAAAAGATTAAAAAAAGAACAAGAAGAACAAGAAAAAATTTTAAAACAAGCTCAAGCAGATTTGGATAGAGCGACAGCAAATGCAATGGTTGTAGACGAACCAGAAACACCAGAAACAGCTAAGTCTGGTGTATCTGCAATTGGTGGTGGATATGGTGGTGGACCACCAGCCAAAGAAGGTGAATTGGATTTTGGTTTAGGCAAAACTGTATTTGGAGAAACTGATGGGGTTGGATTTTTACCATTTATGATGGGAATAGGAAAAGCAGCGGGAATGGCTGGTGATGCCTTAAGAATTGGAACTCAACTTGGAATAAATCGAAGAACAGCAGCCAGTCCTTTAATGAGAACTCCAATGTTAAGATACGCTGCACAAACTTTAGGGGCTGATGTTGGTAAATTTCTTCAATCTATTGGTCACAATATTGAAACTGCAGTTGGCCCACAACATGCTCTTAAAGGAGCAGAAGAATTAGCAATTCGAAATGCCAAAAATCTTGTATCTGGTGAAGGAAGTCCATTCTTCCCAATACCAATTGCTTATAGAAGACCTGATAGGGATGTTGAAGGATTTATCCGAAGACAAACGAATCAACCATATTATGCTAGTGATTTAGATAGTGATTACTGGAGATATCAAAATTTGATGCAGTAATTCTGAATTATTCTACATTATAAATATTTTTACAATTTAAGGATCCTATTGATATGAAAACTAACAAAAAGAAAACAATTTCTGAAGCCGCCATGCAAGCCATGGGTCTAGGCGACTATGATGCTACCGGAAGAGGTTCAATGGATATGTCTGGAAGAGGATCAATGACTTCTGCTCCAGTCGTCACTGGTAATCCAGTTGCCATGCCTGTTCCAGCTCCAATCGTTCCCAACAGCATGGCTGGAGCAGCAATGACTCCTTCCAATGAAAACGAAGAAGAAACAAACGAAACCTCAGAAGAAGGTGATGAAGATGAAAAGGAAAAGGAAATGGCTGAAGAAGCCCGTACAAATTTCCGAAATGCTCTTGTATCACTTTTAGGTGAAGAACATGCTACAACTGAACTCGTTGAGCATCTTGAAGGAATTTTTGAAGCTGCTGTTCATGACAGAGTTGAAAAAACCGTAGCTCACATCGTTCAAAATGTAGATGGTAATGTAAAAAATTATCTTGATAATGTCACCGAATCACTCGTAGAAAAAGTAGATGACTATCTTGACTACGTAGTCGAAGAATGGATGACAGAAAACGCTGTAGCCGTTGAACAAGGCATCAAGACTCAAATTGCCGAGAACTTCATCAGTGGTCTAAAGAATCTCTTTGAGAACCACTACATTGATGTTCCCAATGAGAAGTACAATGTTCTTGATGAACTCTATTCTCAAAATAGAGATCTTGAAACTAAATTAAATGAAGCTGTCAATTCAAACATCAACCTTCGCAAAGAAGTTGCTTTGACTGAATGTGCTGGAATCTTTGTTGCTGAAACAAGAGATTTAGCTGACACTCAAATTGCCAAACTTCAATCTTTGATGGAAAATGTTTCTTTTGATTCCGTAGATGAATATCGCGGAAAACTTTTAGCCATCAAAGAAAATTATCTAAACACATCAAATCGCGCTCCTGTTCGTGCAATCGAACCAGAGCAAACATTTGCAACCGTCAAAAATGCCCCCACTACCCTAGTAGAAGGTTACGTAGGTGCATTGGGTAGACTAAACAAAAAAGTCTAAATTTCACTATTACTAAATAATTTTACCTCACAGGAGATAACTTAAAATGCAATTCGCAGAAAATACACCATATGATGTTTTAACAGAAAAATGGGAACCCGTGCTCGGCCACGATGCACTACCCAAGATTTCAGATGACTATCGCAAGAAAGTCACCGCCGTCTTGCTAGAAAACCAAGAGCAAGCTCTACGTTCGCAACACCTAACAGAAGATATGGGATCAAACAACCTTGGTATGCCCATGTCATTCACCAACTCTGGTTCAGTTGCTGGTTATGATCCAGTACTCATCAGCTTGGTTCGTCGTTCAATGCCAAATTTGATGGCATACGACATCTGTGGCGTTCAACCAATGACCGCTCCAACTGGCCTCATCTTTGCCATGCGTTCACAATATCAATTCGCTGGCTCTGGTAAGACCTATGGTGATCCAGCGTATGCTGAAGCTATGTTCCAAGAACCACAACCTTCTTACGGTGGTTCTGGTTGGACACTTCCCGCTGGCTACAATGGTTTGTGTGCTGGCTTTGGTTATACTGGCAACTTAGGTGCAATCAGACCATCTAACGCAGCTGCATTGAACCGTATTCGCGGTATGCTCACCAACTTTGGTGAAGGTATCGGAAACAATATGGGAATTTGCGGTGCAAATGGAACATACATAACTAATCCAGGCAACCCCTATGGTGTTTGGAATCAAATGGCTTTCAGCATCGACCGCGTTGCTGTTCAAGCTCGTACACGCGCACTCGCCAGCAACTACACAGTTGAACTTGCTCAAGACCTCAAGGCTGTTCACGGTCTAGATGCAGAAGCTGAACTTGCTAACCTACTCAGCACAGAAATTCTTTCCGAAATCAACCGTGAAATCGTAAAGACAATTTACTATGTTGCCAAGCAAGGTTCAATGCAACCCGATCTTAATGCTGCTTCTGCTGGTGGTGGTGTTTACGATCTAGATGTAGATTCAGATGGTCGTTGGTCTGCTGAACGCTTCCGTGGCCTCAGCTTCCAAATTGAACGTGAATGCAACTACATCGCTAAGGAAACTCGCCGTGGTAAGGGTAACTTCATCATCTGCGATAGCGATACAGCTGCTGCTCTAGCCATGTCTGGCTTCATGAGCCTCAGCCCAGCAATCGCTCCTCAGCTCAATGCTGATGACACCCAAAGCACCTTCGCAGGAATTCTTTCTGGCAAGATCCGTGTTTACATCGATCCCTACAGCCCAGTTGGATTCAACTTCTTCTGCGTCGGATACAAGGGAGAATCACCATATGATGCAGGTCTGTTCTACTGCCCATACGTTCCTCTCCAAATGGTCCGTGCAGTAGATCCAAATACTTTCCAACCTCGCATTGCCTTCAAGACACGTTATGGAGTTGTCGCCAACCCATTCGTTCTAAACAGCGCCAATGCTCCCGATGGAGAGACTTTGACTTCTGGCCTCAATCAATATTACCGCTTGACTTACCTCAAGAACCTACACGGTAACACAATCTGATTGAAAAATTAATTTAACTTTCGAAAACCTCCCGAGAAATCGGGAGGTTTTTGTTTTACCATAAATAATTGTATGAGCTTATGCGTTGCTAATACAAATCCTCTTTACAACAGTTATTTTCAATTAATCTTTGGAAGAGGAACAAATCAAATGGAATTGATGTGTCAAAAAGTCAATCTTCCTGGAATTGCCATTCCAGATCAACCACAGCCTACTAGATTGAGCACACAAATTCCAATTCCTACAATGGTAACAAATTTTGAACTACTATCTGTAGAATTTGTAGTGGATTCGGAATTATCAAATTGGTTAAGTTTATATTCTTGGATAAGAAATTTTAGTAATATTGAAAATGATGTTGAACATTCGTTACAATATCAAGACTGGCATCATCAAGCAAATTTATATATTTTTGATTCTGCCACTAGATGTGAAATTTTACATGCAACATTTCATTATATAATTCCAATTAAATTAAGTGGAATGAATTTTCAAGCAGACAGTGCAGATGTTTTGCTACAAAAAGCAACCTGTTCTTTTAAATATTCATTCTATAATTTAAAGAATAGATTTAATGAAGATGCAGTTCCTTCAAACTTACATCCTTCGGGCATAATTCTTTAAAGATAATCGTTAGGGTTATCTGACCAACTTTCCGGATCCTCTGGTGGGCTCTCCGGTTTATAAGGCATCTTATTAGTCTCTGGTTTCGTTTTACGGCGTTTCTTTCGCTTGGGTGGCTTCGGAGGAGTTTCTTCCTCCTCGGGGCTTATAAACGATTCTACATCAGCTTCCTCTTCTTCATCATCCCCAAGATCGACTCCAGCAGCCTCAAAATTTTCCATTAAATCATTTATGAAACCAACAAAATCATCGTTGTTAAAAAGTTCGTTTAAAAGTTCCAAACCTTGTTGGTTTCCTGACCCATAAACATTATTTGGTGCAATCGCTGATTTGGGGTTGTCTTGAATCAGAATCAAGTATGCTTCATACATTGATGTAAGTTCGTCTGTGGGTGTTCCCATATAGACAATTGAGTTACGAGGAACCAAAATTTCAAACCCTTTGATGTTGTAAAGATAATTTACAAGTTTGACGAATTCCATGATATCGCCTTCAGGAGTCTTTGTTGCATAGTTCTCCATCAAGGCAGGCATTCTCAAACTAATTTCGTGTTGGGACACATCCTTGACCAGACCAATTAATTCCTCTCCCGTAAGCAACCTAACAACTCTAAGTGTGCCTGAAAGAGGATTTTCAGGAAGCGAATCGGACATAGGATGTCCTCCTACTCTATTTATTTTTTCCAAGGTCTGTAAAAGACATTGAATGAACGGTGTAATCGAACTTTTCTTTTTTGTAAATCTTCACACGCTCTTCGAAATGCCTGTAGATGTGATTCTTGTGTGACTTCCAGCAAAGATCGTCAACAATGTCATATACTTTGAGTGTCTTCTTCTTTTCTGACACTCTAAGGCCACGGCCAATGCTCTGCAGCAATCTTATAATCGATTTAGTAGGTGAAGCAAAAATAATATTGTCAAGATTGACAATGTTGATGCCAGTGCTAGTCGTACCAAAACTGGCCACCAGAATGGCATTTGATTCTCTGTCGATGACTTTACGGATATATTCTCTTGACTCTGCTTCTGTTTTTCCGTGTATGAGATATATTTTGCGATCCGTTCCCGCTGCTTCCAAGAGAGCTGCGAGTGGTTTCCCGTGGTCTTCGACGTAATTAAAGAGGACAAGGGTATTCCCCTTGGTGCGGAGGGCGAGTTCTTTGATGAATTCGTTTCGCTTTTCATTCGTTACGATCCATTTCAATTCATCAATGTATTTCTGTTTCTTGATGAATTGTTTTTCCTCATCAGTATATTTAAGAATTATGCAATCTATCCCGAGTTTTGCAAGCAAACCCTTATTCATCAATCCTTTAGTTTGAATAAACTGAATTGCAGGACCAAGAATACCTTCAATGCTTAGTCTATGTGCTTGAGCTTGATCTAGTGTTCCAGTTGTACCAATTCGAAACCAAGCTTTTGAAAGTTTTTGACCGATGAAGTTTATTGATTCTGCTTTGGCTTGATGACACTCATCGAAGAATACAGCATCGAATTGATCGAACCAAGACTTAGGTAGTTTGTATATAGATTGCCAAGTCGAAACTACAATCTGCTTATTGAGTTCCTTTTCTGCCCCAGCCATGATTTTTTGAATATACTTTTTGCAGGACCAAGATTTATCGTTCTTTGAGTAGTCAAAGAAGTCTGATTCCATCTGATTCACCAGACCAACCGTGGGAACCAATATAAGTATTTTCCGATCTGATCTTAATACGGATTGAAGAAACCGGACCAAGACGTATATTATCAAACTTTTGCCCGAACCAGTAGGAGAAATCAGCACACATCTGTGATGATTCAAAGCATGCAGTATGGCCTGCTGTTGATGAGAATGCATTTTCACTGCCTGTTTCTTTACTGAAACCTGCAATGAATCGTAGAACTGCAAAAGTTTGTCCTCCGTGATGCATAGAGGATTCTTTGTCTCTTTTATATTTAGTTGATACTGCCGTTCTTTACAAAACTTTTCTAGATAAGTTTTTAAACCGCGTGGAAGTGTGGATGAAAGAATATCATAAAGACGAATTTTTCCATCCCATATTCTTTTTTTGAATAAAGGCATATATTGAGCACCTGGGACCATGAATGAAAAATAGTCCCTTAACTCTTGTTTTATGCCTTTGTCGGTCTTTACATAATACCGAACTTCATCAATAGAATCAACTTCAATATCCACATAATATTTAGAAAATATCTATTAATGTTTTTAGTGTATTATACGTATCAAAATTATTAAAATCGTGATCTGTATCAGTTATTATGGATTTTACACCAGCACTAGTTAAATTATCATAATAATTTTTAGTACTTGTAATATTGTAATGATCTTTATTTGGTATCAATGCAAAAACAGGAATATTAAATTTTTTAATATTTTTATTTCTAAATGGAAGAGCGTCTTGTAATGGTTTATTTGGTAAATAAAAATCTAGATACGCCTCTGCAGACATTGGGAGAACCCCAGCATGTGCTTTTTTATCTGAAAGAAGTTGATTTGGTTTATTTGTATTTACAAGATTATTTGCTTCATCAAAAAAAGATTTATTAATTTTTTTTTCATATCTTAATTGATTTCCTATAGTGTCTGATGGAGCCAAAAATAGTGCAGCAACAACATTTTTTGATGGGTTGTTTCTAGCATAATATGCTATTTTTTCCGTACCCAGACTATGACCACTTAATATTATTTTTGACACACCTTGATTCTTTAAAAAAGAAATCCAAGCATCAATGTCTTTTGGAGAATCTGAAAATTTTTCATAAGCAGCCCCTCCGGATTCACTAAAAATATGAGCTCCCCTGTTATTAAAACTTAAAAATCCAAAATTTTTTGATTTAGCAAATTTTAATAGGTCTGGTTCAAATGCTTCATTTCCATAAAATGAAGCAGTACCATGTGTATGTGCTAACACAGTATCACCATTTGGGTGGTAAATTCCCTCTAAATCAATACCATCAACAGTTTTTACATTTACTGTTTTAGATGTTGTTGATTCTTTTAAAAAATTTTTAAATGATAGCACCTAATATTTAGACTATGCCATTCATCATTTTGTTCCACTCAATGGCAGACTTGATGGCAAAATTTCTGTTGTTCAATGCTTTCAAAAATTCTTCAACCATCTTAATTTTGATATCTGTGACAGAAATTTTTGACTTAAGTTCAATAAGTTTTGGATCTGCATCCATGAACTTATCAACATCTGTCTTTAGAATATCAAGTTCAAACGGATCTTCTTTCCAATCTGCAAGTTCTTCTTCAGAAGCCTTGCCAGTATAAATTTTCCATTTACGCAAACGCAAAATAGCAAAGTCATGCTGGTACTTTGTCAAAAGTAATTTGAGATCTGTAAGTTGATTAAGATACTTTGAGTGTATTTGAGGTATCTTAAGAGACTCTATACCTAATTCTGTAGAGTCTATTTGAGAGTCTTTAGTTATAGAGTTCTTTAGTTCTTCTAGATTCATCTTTAGTATTCTTCTTTAAAGTTCTTTTTAAGAGAACTATAGAGTATCTTTAGATAAAGTCAAATAAATATATTTGACATTTCTTTAGTATGTCTTATATTATTGTGAGTACTTATGATCCCAAAAATTATTCATCAAATTTGGTTAGGCGACCAATCAAAACGACCAACAAAGTTTATACAAACTTGGATTGACAAAAACCCATCTTGGGAACATAAGTTATGGACTGATGATAACTTACCCGAGATGAGATGCAAGAAACAATTTGAACTGTGTCCATCATTGGCAGGAAAAGCTGATATTTTGAGGTATCAAGTTTTATACGACCATGGTGGATTTTTTATTGATGCAGATGCAGAATGCGTAAATCCTTTAGATGATTTTTTTCTTGATAATGATTCTTTCTGCTGCTGGGAAAACGAAGAATGTCGAAAAGGATTGATGTCAAACGGTTATCTTGCTTGCATAAAAAATTGTAAATTGATGAAACTTATTATGGATAGAATATCTTCATATGAAAATATGAATTATCATCCATTGGAAACATGGTCCATTACAGGACCACTTGTTCTTACAAATACGGTTTATCTGAACACTTATCCGATTACAGTATACCCTAGTTGGTATTTTATACCAAGACATTATTCTGGCATTGAATACACAGGATCTGACAAAATTTACGCAAAACAATATTGGGGAACCACACCAAACAGTGGTTTTGATTATTAATGGAAACGGTATCAATAATTTTAAATTCTTATCGACGCACAAGATGGTTTCCAGAACAACTGGAAGCAATCAAAAAACAAACACACCCAATCCAAGAAATATTTGTTTGGCAAAACAAATCTGATGCCGAACCCATACCAGAACACTTAAAAAATGAAGTCATTTTTATTGATTGCAATCAAAATTTAGGTGTATGGGCTAGATTTAGTTTGGCTTTAAATTGCAGGTCTGACTACATTTGCATATTCGATGATGATACCATACCAGGATCTAAATGGATACAAAATTGTATTGATACATACAAGACAAATCCAGGATTGTTGGGAACTGTTGGTGTTATTTTTGGAGACAAATATTATAGTTGGAAAAAGGTTGAGCGTCTGGGTTGGTGTAAACCAAACGAGAAAACTGAAAAGGTTGACATTGTTGGTCATTGTTGGTTTTTCCATAGAGATGTTCTTCCAATTTTTTGGAGAGAAATGCCACCAAAGGGATATATTCCAATTGTAGGCGAAGACATTCACTTTGCAAAAATGATTCAAAAATATACTAACGGTGGTGTTTATGTTCCACCGCATCCAAAAAATGACATTGAAATGTGGGGGAGCATCAAGGGAGAAAATTACGGACACAGCAATGAAGCAATTTCCATGAATCTTTACAATGTAAATGGAACACAAATGTCTGCTGGACAGATGATGGGAATGGAGTTATGTCGTGCAGTAGATGAAGGCTTCAAGCTCATCAAAGAACCATGATTTCAATTTTTTACGGGACTCGTCCTGAATATATTAAGTTGTACAAACT